GTTCGCCGTAAGGTATGGTCGTGCACCGCGAGGTGCATCGCCCCATGGTACTACTCTGTTGTAGTCCACAATCAGATCGGGACAACCCGAAGTAAAACTCGGGTACTCCCCGAGAGAAAGGACACTGTAAAGTGACCCATAATCCCGGGGACGAGAGTCCCCGCGAATTGGCGGCTATTCATGCCTGCCGCCTGGCTAACGCCAGGTGGACAAGTGTGATTGGTCGCCGTATGCGCTACACCACGGTCCGTGGCCTGGACGACTTCCTCATTGAGGACGTTGTCACGGGCGGCTGGATCTACGTGGAGGATCTGCTGTCAGATCTGGGATACCACGAGGAGGCGAAAGCCTACCCGAGGACCCGGATCTGGTAGTGGACTGTTCCGGTGAATGCCGGAGCAGAGTAGTGTTTAGCAACGTAGGCTAGGGATCCTGTACCCCCTATAGAGGAGGTAATCCTGAGCGTAAGCCCGGGACAGGTGAAAAGCCTGACGTCACTCTGGTCCAAGCTGGCTGAGGAATCGGCCAGCTGGTGTTGCACTAGCACCACTCGTGACATTAAGACCGTCACGAGTCGAGTCGAACATGAGGGGTTGTCGTTTTTAACGATAACCCTACCTGATTATGGAAAAGCCATCGAAAAATGGCTTGACCTTGGTCAGGTCGGCATCTACTCCGCGTTCCGTAAGGAGCGTGGAGGAGGGCTCCCCCTGTTTTTAGGAGGTTTCCTCAACCGTGTGTTCGACCGGAGTAGTGGCTTGTTACTCGATAATCCATGTCCGGACGCAATCAAGTCGTTGCGCCAGCTAACGCTGGGCTTCGGCAAGATGCTGCTTCCGTGCAGTGATGCGCGGAATGCTGCAGCCGTTCATGGATATCTCGAGTGTGAGCAGGACGTTCGTCGCTCAGACGCGGCGCTCTCGGAGAGAGATCTCTTGGAGTTCCGCGATATGTTTGAGCTGCTTTTTGGCCCACTTATGGCTCGACTTGACAGAGATGTCATGTTTGACCATGTGGTACCCAAGCATGGTCCAGGATCAACTGCCGACCACCTTTCGGGAAACCGGAAGTGGGATCAAGCAGTCTGGACCAGACGGTTAGAGCAGGTTTTTCCTGCGGTCTACCATATCATTCCGAATTGGCGTTATACGTCCGTTCTGAATGATATGAACGTCCTCGAACCCGGAGAAGAGGTACCTGTAAAGGTTACTCTTGTTCCTAAGACACTCAAGA